CGGTCGTGGTCGGCGGGAGGCGGTTGACGTTTGGATTGAGGTTTTGGCGATCGGGCTGGTTCTGGTGTCGGTGATGCTGGTGGCCTGGATGTTGCGGGGGGCGTGGTGATGAGCAATTTTGAAAACGAACTGACTGCGCTGATCAACGACTGGCTCAAGCGCGGAGACGACCCTCGCAGCATGAGGGACGCCATGATCGAGGAGACGAAGCGCCTGACCGCTCGGCTCCCCTCCGCGGAGACAGCAAGGGATGATTGAGAAGCGGGCAGCACGAAGTGACGTGCTTCAAACTGTCGGGGCGACTGCAAGCGCCCGCCCGCGCGATGCCGACGAGCTTGCGGCCGAGGGGGCGCGGCTGCTCAAGCTGTGGGGTCGGCCGCATAATTTGCTGTTTTTGCATCCGGCGCAGGAATGGATGGCGGTCGATCTGCAGACGCCGTTCCTCAGATATCGGAGGCTGTGATGCCGTTGACGGCGAAGGGGAAGAAGGTGCTGGCGGCGATGCGGAAGGAATATGGTCCGAAGAAGGGCGAGGCGGTGTTTTATGCGTCGGTGAACAAAGGGAAGCTGAAGGGGGTTGAGGGTCGCGCGGGGAAATCGAGCAGGAGGAAATCGTGAACACGAAAGAGACGAAGATCGACATTCAGCCGCCTGGGAAGCCGGGCGAGACGGAGGATCTGGCTGGGTTGCCGAAGGCGGACCGCGAGGCGCGCGAACGCGAGGAGCTTGTGCGCCAGGAGCGGGTGCGGCGCGGCTTGCCGGACGAGGATCCGCGGCAGCAGCCGCAACCGGGGCAGCCGGGGCAGCGGCAGCAGCCGCAGCGGGACGCGGACAAGGACTAGGCGAGTTTCGCGTTGCGTGTCAGGCTGGCGGGCGCGTCTTGAGAGGGCGCGTCCGTTTTGCTGTGGTGCGAGGCGGGCGATGGACGCGGCGACGGTGTTGTGGTGGCGGCGGCAGGTTGAGGAGGCGGTGATGCGCGAGACGGAGAAGCGTTTGGAGGCGGCGCTGCATGCGGTTTACGAGCTGGACGCGGCGTTGCGGGTGGTGAGCGAGAAGCTGCACCAGGCGGTGGAGGGCAGCGCGGTCGACGAGGCGGCGCTGAAGATGGCCGAGGCTGCGCTGTTGCGGGCCGAGGTGGTGCTGGCGGGTGGCAAGCCGCGGCATGACGAGGATGCGCCGGCCGAGCCGCTCGAGCCGGACGCGGACGAGGATGATCCGCTCGACGAGCCGGTGCCGGCGCGGCCGGCGGTCGAGGAGCCTGGGATTGCGGTGCCGAAGCGGTCGCCGCGCGAGGAGGTGGTGCCGGAGCCGCGGGCGACAAACGTGACGGTGGCCTCGTCGAACACGCGGCTGGCGGAATTGCAGAACCGGTCGCGGCGGCTGTCGGCGGATTTGACGCGCGGCCACGGGCAGCGTTGAATTGGATTGGCGGCCCGGCGGGGAAAGCTGCCGGTCGTACCGGGGATGAGCGAAAGTCCTTTGATGAGGCGTCAGGGGACATGCCCTGCCGGGCCGCGACATGCGAGGTGTGAGATGGTGAAGCTTCAGATCCTGATCGAGTTCGTGGGGTTCATGCTGCGGAGGCGGTGATGTTCGGGTTTCCGCTGCGCTGGTGGATTGACGCCCAGCTCATCGGGATCCTGCTCGGCATCGTGCTGTTGGTGGTCGGCTGCGCGGTGCAGCCGTTCACGGTGTCGCCGCTGACCTTGTCGCAGGGGGTGGCGCCAATGCCGGTGGTGGCGCCGCTGCAAAATCATATCCGGCTGCCGTCGTGCGGGCAGTGTCACAGGTGAGGCGATGATGGCGAAACCGGTTGAACCAGTGAACGGGGGCGAGACGACGATGGGCGGGACGATGGTGAGTGTGAAGGATGCGCCGTTCGGAGCGAAGGGCGACGGGACGACCGACGACAGCGATGCGCTGCAACGCGCCTTCGACGGACCGGACCGGCATATCTACTTTCCGCGCGGCCGCTACCTGGTGACGCGCCCGATCAATTTCGAAACGCCGGAGCTGAATTTCCACTACGAGGGCGAGCCGGGCGCGCACATCCTCGGCAATTTTCCCGACGCGCTGTTCAAGCGGTCGGTCAAGTCGCCGATCGGCGGCGTGCATGTGGTCGAGAAGCTGATCTTCGAAAACGGCCACGCCGAGGGCAAGGGGCTGATGATCCATTCGTGCGTGATGGCGCGCGTGGTGTCTTGCCAGTTTCAGGGCCAGTGCAAGGTCGGGATCGAGACGTTCAACAGCCAGTGCGCCACGCTGGACACCTGCACCATCATCGGCATCCGCGGCGTCGGCCTGATGGCGGGCAATGCGACGACTGCGCTGAACTGCGACATCACCGGCTGCGTCGAGGGGATCCGCCACCAGAATCTCGGGCTGGTCGTGCTGGGCGGCCGCTACGAGGTGAACGGCATCGCCATCCACCTCGGCATGAACGAGAAGGGCGAGGCGTGGCAGTCGACCGGCTTCAAGATCAGCGGGCTGTCGATGGAATCGAACGACCACGGCATCTACATGCTGGCCGCCGCATCAGGCACGGTGGATGCCTGCGCGATCACCAACAACACGCCCGACAAGCACTCGGGCATCTTCATGCACAATGCAGAGGAAATCGGAGTCAGTGCGATCGGCGTCAGCAGCGGGACGCATCCCTTCCTTGACGCCGGCATCTTCCTGAACAACCCGAAGCATTGCTCGTTCGGCGCCATCCGCATCAACGTGGCGAGCGGCAAGACCTGGCGGCTGGCCGAGGACATGCCGTCGCGCGGGCTGTTCTTCGCGCCGTCGTGCAATCCGATGCCGGAGGGCGTGTGACGAAGCGGCGCAAGGCGACGATCATCGTCCTGCCCGGTGTCGAGCGGCGCGACCTCGGCGTCGAGCTGTCGTCGCGGCATATCTTCGAGGATGCGATCGAGGAGGGCGTGGTCGACGCAATCGTGGTGGGGCGTGGCCGGGCGGGCGAGCTTTATGTGGCGTCGGCCGGAGCGGATACGGACCGGGTGATCGGCCTCTTGATGCGGGCGGCGACCTGGCTGGCGCGCAGCGAGGTGGTGCAGACGGAGGACGAGTGACCTGGATCACGCTGTCCGAGGCGGACATCGTGGAGGCCGATGCCTGTGGCGAGCAGCGCCGCGCACTGTCGAAGGCGCTGCGGCTCAAGTCGAGCAACAACGCGCCGATGGATGATGCGACGGCGCTGGCGCGCGACATCTGGGGGGCGCGCGGCGAGGTGGCCGGGCGCAACTACCTGGCGCCGGTCAAGTGGAAGAAGTTCCTGACCGAGGACGAGTTGCGGTCGGGCAAGAAGCTGCCGGACCTCGAGGACTGGATCGACGTCAAGGCCTGCCGACAGTCGCATCATTGCCTGATGGTGCAGCACGATAATCCTCCCGATGTGGCCTATCTGCTGATCTGCGCGGCCGAGCATCCGCACCATCGCGTGGTCGGCTGGTGCTGGGGGCATGAGGCGAAGCAGGAGCGGTTCTGGGAGGATAAGTCGCGCCGCAACCGGTGGGCCTTTTTCGTGCCGCGCAACGACCCGATCCTGCGATCGCCGCTCGACCTGTTTCGCGAGGTGCGCCGGCGCCAGGGGGCAGAGCCGGGCTTTGTCGGCGAGCGGGACGGGCATTTCGTCCACTATTGCCATTGCGGGCGCTGGGGATCGTTCGGCTACGGGGCCAGCCTGCGCAAGGACATCCTCGGCACCTGGTATTGCAAGGATCACAAGCCGACGCCGCAGGAGCCGCTGCCGCCGCTGCCGCGTCCGCCGCCGCCGCCGCCGGCGCAGGGGGACTTGTTCGCGGAGTGAGTCTGCTGCACTTTCCGCGCGTGACCCTGCCCACCCTCAAGTTCACGGAAGACGGCCGGAAGATTTACGAGCCGGACGGCGAGGTGCTGTGCCGGTTCATCACCGATCGCTCACCCGTGAGCATCATCCGCGGACCCTGGGGCAGCGGGAAGACCCTGGCGGTGATCAACAAGATCTGGGCGATATCCTGCGAGCAGACGCCCTCGCCGATGGACGGGTTGAGGAAGACCCGGTGGGGGATTGTGCGCAATACTTACAGTGAACTGCGCGATACGACCCTGAAAGACGTGGTCGACTGGCTGCCGCCGCAGCAATACGGCGAGTTGCGGCTGTCGAAGCCGATGGAATACTCGCTGTCGCTGGCGGACGTCCGCTGCGAGCTGGTGTTCATGGCGCTGGATACGCCCGAGGACGTGAGCAAGCTCTTCTCGACCCAGTTCACCGGGTTCTGGTTTCACGAAATGCAGTTTGCGACCAAGCAGGTGTTTGACGACGCCGAGGGCCGCACCGGGCGGTTTCCGCCGATCAGGGATGGCGGGCCGAAATGGTCCGGGGTGCTGGGCGACATGAACGAGCCGGGCGAGGATCACTGGATCCCGCAGATGACCGGCGAGGTGCCGTATCCCACGGATATGTCGAGCGACGAGCGGGCGCGCATGCGCTGGCCGAAGGAATGGGGCTATTTCGTGCAGCCGCCGGCGCTGAACGAGGTGTTCGGCGTCGATGGCAAGACGGTCACTGCATATAGAGTGAACCCGCGCGCCGAAAACCTGAGATGGTTGCCGGTCAAGTTTTACCACGACAAGGTGCGCGGCAAGACCAAGCAGTGGGTCGATTCTAAACTGATGAACCGCATCAGCCTCTATGTAGAGGGCCGGCCGGTCTGGGGGCAATTCTCGCCCGAGACGCATGTCGCGAAGCAGGACATCAAGCCGCTGCCCGGCTATCCGATCCTGATCGGGCTGGATTTCGGGCGCTCGCCCGCAGCTGTGTTCGGGCAGGTCGTCAACAATCGCTGGGTGATCCTCGACGAGCTGGTGGCGTTCGGGATCGGGGCGGTGGAGTTCGCCCCGCTGGTGAAGCGGAAGCTCGACCAGCGGTTTCCCGGCTATGCGTTCCGGCTGCACGGCGACCCGAAAGGGCAGGACAAGACCCAGTCGGACGAGCGGACCGCGTATGACATTTTTGAATCGTTCGGCATGACGGTCAACCCGGCGCCGGTGCCACAGAACAACATCCAGACCCGGATCGACGCGGTCACCTTCGTCTTGCGCGAGATGCAGGACGGGATGCCAAGGCTGTTGTTGGACCCGAGCCGGCCGCGCACCCTGAAGGTGGCCATGGCCGGGAAATATCACTTTGAGAAGATCAAAGGCTCCGGCCTGATCAAGGAAGTGCCGGTCAAGGACCAGTACAGCAACGTCGCGGACGCGCTGCAGTATCTGGTCCTCGGCGAGGGCGAGGGGCGCGCCATGGTCGGCCGGCCGATCGGCAAGCGGGCGGCGCCGGTGCAGACCCGGCGGTCGCTGCGCATGCGTCGGCGCGTGGCATGAATATCGGCGCGATCGTCCCCGGCGCCGCGATCACCGAATACGAGCCGACGCACTGGATGCTGGTGTTCTGGCCGCGGGCGGCGAAGGACTGGGTCAATCGCTGGGTGCCGGGGCGGTTCAAGCATGTCTCGGCGATCGGCTATGTGGCGCGGACCCGGATGTGGCTGTTCTACGACATCCAGCTCCCGCGCACGGTGATCGTGGCGGTGCCGCAGGACCACGGTGGCGAACTGGTGGCCGGACGTTTCATGACAAACAATGCGGTGCTGCAGATGCCGGTCAATCTCGCGGGCCGGCGCTGGGGGGTGATGACGCCGTGGTGCGTGGGCGGGATCAAGCACCTGATCGGCCTCAAGTCGTGTGCGTTGACCCCCGACGGGCTTTGGCGGGATTGTATCGCGAACGGCGCGGAGGTGCTGTCCGATGCAACGCCCACCCGACATGAGCTACCGGCCCACTGACGAGGAAAAGCGCGCCGCGGCCGCGGCCAAGGAAGAGAAGATCCTGTCGGTCCAGGACCGGGCCGAATCCAGCACCGAGCGGCTTTATCGATTGTTCGGCGCGCGCGGCGCGCTGCCGCTCAAGACGTTGATGAAGTAGGCCGCGCATGGCCGAAGCGGTCACGATCTTCAAGCCGGGCAAGGCCTCGGAAGCCGAGCCGGATGAACTGCAGACCGAAGCTTTGCAGCGGCTGCAGGACGCGCGCGCGCAGAAGCAGCTCAGTATCAACGATATCGAGCAGTGCTATTTCTACGCCTCACCGCGCCGGGTTCGCTCGCAGCAATCGCAGTCGCAGAACAACCTGCCGTCGAACGACGCCGACGAACTGCACACCTCGCTGGCCTACGAATGCAGCGAGGATTTCCTCGAGATGATCATCGAAAGTTTCATGCCCGAGGCGGTCAAATGGGCCGAGCGGCGGCCGGATCCCGGCCTGGACAAGGTGGCGCAGCAGGTGATCGAGCATGATGCGGGGATCGCCGACGACATGATCTTCGATCTGCTGCGCGCGTCGAATTTCTATGCCGAGCTGGCCAAGCAGGCGGTGCCCGACGGCGCGATCGGCGTGTTCGCCATGATCATCCGCGACAAGGCGCAGCACAAACCGGTTCTGTGTCTGGGCCAGGCCATCCGGCAGATTGAAATCAACATCGGCCCCGATGGCGCGGTCGACGATCGCTTCATGATCCGGCGGGTGAAGAACCGCAACCTCAAGGCCGAGCTGCCCGGCATCAAGCTGCCCGACGACGTCGAGAAGAAGGTGAAGGACGCGCCCAACGAAAAAACCGAGGTGATCTGGGGTTATTGGCGCGACTGGTCGAATGTCGCCGACGAGGAATGGCAGCATGTCGTCCTGGTGCAGAACAAGAAGGTGCATGACGCCAAGCTCAAGGGCGAGGGCTGCTGCGAGTTCATCGTTGGGCGGTTCGGCTCGTCGCCGGATTTCGCCTGGCCGGAAGGTCCGCTGATCCGCGCGCTGCCCGAGTTTCATCTGGTCGATGACACCGAGAAGGCGTTCATCGAAAACATGGAGTTCACGATCCGGCCGCCGATCGCCTATGACGACGACAACGTGATGAATTTCGAAAACGGCATCGAGCCGGGCATGGCCTATCCGCGCCGGCCCGGCGGCAACCGCGATTCGATCGAGAAGATCTACGACCCGAATCCGCTCGACGCCGCGATGTTCCAGCATGACCGGCGCGAGTCGCGGATCCGCCGACTGCACTACGTCGATTTCCCCGAGCAGCTCGGCAAGACCCCACCCACTGCAGAACAGTGGATGGATCAGATGGTCAAAGCCCAAAAGAAAATCGGCGCGCCCGGTTTCTCGTTCTGGCGCGAGTTTCCCTATCAGGTGTTCAAGCGTTTCCAGTACATCGCGGAAAAGCGCGGCGTGGTGCCGAAGCTCGAATACCAGGGCAAGGAGGTTTCGCTCGCGGCCTATAACCCGGCGCAGCGTGCGCAGGAAAACCAGGAAGTGCTGACCGCGATGCGGCTCCTGGAAATCATCAACACCGCCTTCCCGCAGATGGGCCAGATGCTGATCAACGGCATCACCACCTCGGCCAATCTCAAGGACAAGCTCGGCGACAAACTGGTCGAGTTCAATGACATGAAGCAGATCCAGCAGATGGCGCAGGTGGCCGCCAGCGCCGCGGGCCTTGGTGGCGAGGGCGGTGCGCCACCTGAAGAAGGCGCGCCACCGGAAGGGGCGCCGCCGGGACCACCGATGTGACCGAGGCCGTCAAGATCAGGGAAGCGGCGTTCGAGGCCTGCCAGCGGATTGCCGGCTCGCCGACGGTGCGGCGCGATGTCGACGTGCTGCGGCGGTATCTGCAGCATGTCCTGATGGAGGTGGCGCATCCGGGGTCCGAGGCTTGTGCGTTGATCCTGCAAAATGGAAGGCGCAATTTCTGCCGGGATATTTTGATCATGTTCGAGGACGCCGAGCTAAATGCCGCCCGAAGCAGCACCAGCACCAGCCCCGTCGCCGGGCTTGTCTTCCCTGGTGAGTCCCGAGCCGGCCGCGACACCCGGATCCGCAGCGGCGGTCCCCGCCGGTTCGCAGCCGCCGCCGACCGGCCAGACGCCCCCGACACCCCCGAGCCGGCCTGACTATATTCCCGAGGAACACTGGGACGCCGAGACGGGCGCGCCCAAGGACACCTTCGTCAAGCACGTCGCCGAGCTTGAGACGGCGCACAAGGAACTGACCGAGAAAGCGGCGGCGATCCCGAAGGATCCGGCCGGCTACAAGGTCGAGCTTCCGCCCGAGGTGATCACCGAGCTGGCCGCGAAGTACAAAGAGGTGCCGGCGGTCGACATCAAGCTCGACCCGGAGCATCCGCTGATCGGGGCGGCGCAGAAGATCCTGCACAAGCACAAAGCCTCGCCGGAAATCCTCACGGAGATGGCACGCGAGTTTCTCGATTTCCAGGTCGCGGCCAAGGCCTTCGACCAGCGGTTCCTGCTCGATGAATTTGCCAAGCTCGGCCCGCAGGCCACGGCCTCGGCGCGCTACCGCGCCCTGACCGCGAGTGCCACCGCGCAGATCGGCGCCGCGGATGCCGAGGTTCTGACCAACGAGATTCGCAGCGCGGCCGGCTTCAACGTGATCGAGAAGCTGCTGCTGCAGAAGGCCAACCAGGGTGTGAGCCAGCCGAATGGCCACGCCCATGAGACGCCCACGCCTCCCCCTGCGAAGTGGGAGGATCGATTGTACCCTGATCGAAAGGTCTAACCCATGGCGGTAATTGGTGGCGATTGGCCGACGTTGCTTGATGTGCAAACGCGGCTGGATCCGAGCGGCAAGACCGCGATGATCATCGAGATGCTGCAGCAGTCGAACGAGATTCTGCTCGACGCGCCGTGGTTCGAGGGCAACCTGCAGAACGGGCATGAGGTGACGCAGCGCACCGGGTTGCCGCTGGTCTATTACCGGCGCATCAACCAGGGCGTCCCGCACTCAAAGTCGACCACCGCGCAGATCAGCGTGCAGGCGGCGATGCTCGAGGCTATGTCGAAGATCGACGTCCGCCTCGCCGAGCGGAACGGCAAAGGCTGGATGGCCTCGGAAGAATCGGCCTACGCCGAGTCGATGAACCAGCAGCTGGCCGAGACGCTGTTCTACGGCGACGTCACCGCGGTGCCCGAGGAGTTTCCCGGCCTCGCGATTCAGTACAGCTCCAAGACCGCGCCATCCGGCCGCAACATCGTCGACGCCGGCGGCACCACCACCGACAACACCTCGATCTGGCTGATCACCTGGGGCCAGCGCGCCACGCACATGTTCTACCCGAAGGGGCTGAACGGCGGCATGCAGATGGAGGATCTGGGCAAGCAGATCGCGACCGACGATGCCGGCCTCGAGTTCATGGCGTTCCGGTCCCACTGGAAGATGACACCGGGCGTGGCGGTCAACAACTGGATGACCAACGTCCGCATCGCCAACATCGACGTGGCGAATCTCGTCGCCAACACGACGCCGCCCGACGTGCTGCTGTACATGACCCGCGCGGTTCACAAGATCCCGAAGGCGCTGCGCGGTGGCGGCAAGATGGCGTTCTATTGCAATGCGACCGTGTTCACGATGCTGGACATCCAGGCGCAGCGGCAGAGCAACGTCTACCTGACGGTCGGCCAGGAGGAAGGCCAGTCGAAGGTGTCGTTCCGCGGCATCCCGATCCGCCAGTGCGACCAGATCCTCGACACCGAGGACCGCGTGGTCTGAACACCTGATCGACGACCTGATCGACGAAAGGAACGAACATGCTCCTCGACCAAGAACAGGTTCTGGCTGATCGCGTTGCGATCACGACCACCGCCATCATGCCGCACGTCAAGGATCTGGGACCGTTCAGCGGCACGCCGCCGAATACGTTCCGCGACATTGGCGGGGGGCAATGGCCGCCCTGGCTCTATATCCTGGTCACGACCGCGTTCGCCGGCGGCACCTCGATCGTGTTCGAGGTTCTGAGCGACGACAATGCGGCACTGTCGACGCCGACGATCCACTATTCCACGGCGGCGATCCCGCTGGCCTCGCTGGTGAAGGGCTACGAGCTGAAGACGGCGCTGCCGCCGTCGCAGTACCAGCAGTATCTCGGCGTGCGCGCGACTGTGGCGGGCACGATGACGGGCGGCGCCGTGATCGTGGCGATCGTCGAGGATGTCGACAAGATCCGCCAGTACCGGGGCAATTCGCCCAGTTCAGCGTAAGGAGCTTTCCATGGCCAAGTATGAAGCGATCGGCAAGCTCTGGCTGACGCTGGATCAGGCGCGCGGCCCGCGGCTGATCCGCGAAGGCGAGAAGTTCGAATATGACGGCTGGCCGAATGCGATGATGCAGCCGCTCGACGAGGCGGGCGAGCAGAACGTCGCCACGCTGAAGGTGGCGCGTCCGCGCTATGGCGACAAGCTGCCGGAGACGCCCGAGAAGGCCCGTGCCGTGATGAAGGTCGACAAGGCCGGGCCGGTGTCCGCCGGAGACGACAAGCCGTCGATCGGCGACAAGCCGGGACCGGGCCGGGTCAGGGGCAAGGACGACGACGACGACAAGCCGGGGCTTGGCCGGAAGTAGGACGCGGCCGTCGCGTCGGACAGGAGCCGCGCGATGAACCATCATATCTACCGCGACCCGCTCAAGGCGATCGGCAACGCGGAAGACCCGCGCGTTACTGATCCCGATGAGGTACCGGCCTCGCTGGTCGGGCTGAACCGCGGCATCCTCAAGTCGCTGCAGGACATCGGCAGCGGCGGCGGTGGCGGCGGTGGCGGCGAGGTTGGCGGGGCGACCGCTGCCAACCAGGTCGTCGGCAACGACTCTCTCTCCTCCATCGACACCAAGCTGGATGCGCAGGCGACCGCAGCGAACCAGGCTGCGGCCAACGCCCTGCTCACGTCGATCGACACCAAGGTCGGGACCGCGCCGCCTGGTGGCACGACCGCAGCCAACCAGACCGCCACGCACGCGCCGGTCGCGCCGGCTGCGGCGACGGCGACCAAGAGCCAACTGGCTGGCGGGCAATACAACGCGGCGGCGCCCGTCATGACTGACGGTCAGCAAGCCTCGCTGCAACTCGGCAGTAACGGCCAACTGCTGATCGGCGTGATGACCTCGACGACCGGACTGGGCAAGGCCGAGGATTCGGTCCATGCGTCTGGCTCCACCGGCATCATGTCGCTCGGCGTGCGCCAGGATGTTGCCGCCTCGCTCGCCGGGACCGACGGCGACTACACTCCTCCGATCATGGATTCGCTCGGCCGGCAGTGGGTCCGTGTCGGCGCGGTCGACGATGCCGTCGCAGCGGCGGCCCTCTCCAACATCGCGTCCGCGATCACGTCGACGCAGGTGGTCGCGGCGAACGCCGCCCGCAAAGGCCTGCTGCTGGTCAACGACGACGCCAACGTCTGCTATGTGAAATACGGCACGGCGGCATCCGCGACCAGCTACACGGTCGCCCTGGTGACCGGCGCCTATTGGGAAATGCCGCGACCCACCTATACCGGCATCATTCACGCGATTTGGGCGGGTGACGGCGCGGGTTCGCTCCGCGTCACGGAGCTGTAGGATGCCGCTGTTTCCTCCTCCCGCGACCGGCGGCGGTGGCTACGTTCACCCCAACCATACCGGCGAGGTGGCGTCGGTTGCTGACGGCGCGACGACGATCGCGGCCGGCGTGGTGACCAATGCCAAATTTCCGAATGTGCTGACGCAGACGATCAAGGGCCGCAACACTGCGGGCACCGGCGCGGTCGAGGATCTGACCGCCGCCAACGCGCGGAACATCGTCCATCCGTATTCATCGAACCTGTCGAACATGCTGTTCAATGGCGGGTTCGACGACGGGACATTGGGCTGGACCGAAGCCGGTACTGTCGCCCAGATCGTCGACAATGCTGGCGTGGCGGGGTCGCAGTATATTTCCCTGACGCCGGCGTCCAATGTGATCCACAATGCTTTCTTGTTTGTGGAGGAAGGTCAGCTTCTAGAATTTGTCGCCATGTTTAAGGGTAATGCGGCCGGCTCCAACAATTTCCGCATGACCTATTACTTCTACGACGAAGCAAACGCCAATCCGCTGACTGTAAATACTCAATTCTCCAGCACGACGGCTTGGCAGAAGGGCACGGTCCTGGTCGTTGTCCCGCCGGGCAAGCGGAAAATGCGCTGCCGGGTGGAGCATGTGACCGGCTCCGCGGCCTCGCTGATGTATGTGGATCACGTCTCCATCCGGCGCGAATTGTCGAATGGCCGGATGCTGGCGCTGGCCAATCCGAATGTGTCGCACACCGGCAACCTGACCGAGACGACGCTGGCGACGATCAACATTCCCGCCATCCTGGGCGCGAACGGCATCCTGCGGATCATGCCGCTGTGGACCGCCAATAACAGCGCGGGCAACAAGACCTTGCGCATCCGCTTCAGCGGCGCGGCGGGAACGATCTTCTTTGAACGGCCCCTGACGACGCAGTTGGTCGAGCAGGATTACGTGATGATCCGCAACCAGACGGCGGGCACCCAGATTGGTCATAGCCCCATCTCCATCGGTATCGGCAACGGCAATACCGGGGATCTGGTGACGGGGGCGGTCGACACGACGGTCGCGACCACGGTGGTCATCACCGGCCAGCTTGCGCTTGGCACCGACAGCATCACCCTCAAGTCCTATACGGTCGAGCTGCTGCTGCCCAACTAGCCGTGTGCGTTGATTTGTCCGGCGTTCGGCGGCACCTTCCGGGGCATGTTCAACAAGCTGAGTATCGTGAATGACTGTCTCGGTTTGACGGGCAATGCCCTCTGCAATGCCGAGGAAGACGGGTCCGACGAGTGGAGGGTGGCCTCGATCGCCTATGAGGCGGCGATCCTCGATCTGCTGGCCGCCCATGACTGGAAGTTCGCCACCGCCATCCAGCATATGACCCGGCTCGGGGATTCACCCGATACGGAATACCAGGACGAATACGCCAAGCCGGCGAACAGTTTGAGCCTGATCTGGGTCCGGGTTTACGGCCAGGACGTCGACTGGAAGATCGTCGGCAACAAGGTGCTGGTATCGGCGGGCGATGCGCCCAATGGCGAGGTCACCGCCAAGATCGTGCTGCAGCCTCTCCCCGAGCAACTGCATCCGCTGTTCGTCAAGGCACTGCGCAGCTTCGTGCGCGCCGGCATTTTCGGCGGCCTGAACGAGGATCACGGCGAGGCCCGGCGCGAACGGGAGGAGGGCGAGGCCTACATCCAGCAGGCCAAAACCAAGAGCGACCAGGAGCAGCGCGCCCGGCCGGTCTACCGCTCGACCTGGCTGCGCACCCGCAGCACCCGCAAGGCGCCGATGCCATGGTGATCCCGGCCAACCTTCCCCGGCAGCAGGATTTCTCTGCCGGCCAGCTCGACCCGCGTACCCGCCGCGGCGACGACATCCCGCTGTTCCGCGCGGGCGCGCGCACGGCGCGCAACTTTCGCATTGCCAACAGCCGCGCGCTGGTGATGCGCCCGGCGCGCAAGGCGCTGTTCATCGAGGACGCCCGCTGCGACGAGGTGCGGATGGAAAGCGGCGTCACCTATTACCTGTGCTTTGGCGCCGGCACGCTGCGGATCCGCGACAGCGACGGCCTCACGCTGGCGGCCCGCGCCGGGTTCCCCTGGACGCTGCTCAATTGCCGGTTCGCGTCGTGGGCGATGACCGATCTGGGCGACATCGTGGTCTGCTTCACCAACATGCGCCCGGTGGTGATCCGGCGCCTGGTCGACGACAACTTCGTGGTGACCTGGACCTTCACCGAGTTCACGTTCGACCTCGGCCCTGACAGCGTGCCGCGGGTGCCGCTGTTCCGCATGGCCGAGCGGGGCGTCACCATGACGCCGTCGGACCAGGAACTGGGTCCGATCACGATCCACTGGTCGGCGGACGTCCTGACCGGCAACCATGTCGGCTCGATCTTCACTTTCGCCAACCGGCGCATCCGCATCGACAAGCACATCAGTGCGCGGGACGCCGAGGCGACGGTGCTGGAGAAGCTCTACCCGCTGCAGATGCTGACCATCCTTGGCCCGCTCGACGTGTCCGTGCCGGGCGGCCCCGGCCCCGGCGTGGCGGGCTATTCGGTCGGCGAGATTGTCATCGGCGACGAAAGCGACAACGAGGGCGAAATCGTCAAGATCGACCTCGCGCTGAACCGGATCTGGGTGCAACTGCTCAACACCCACACCAGCTATTTCTGGAACTCAGACCAGGATCCGCCGAAGCCGGGCGAATGGATCGTCGGGCCGAAGGAACGTGGCCGGCTCGCGATCAAGCCGCAATTTGGCTCGCCGCTGCCGACGCTGACCTGGAACGAGCAGATGATTTCGGACGCGAATGGCTGGCCGCAGTCCTGCACCAACGATCGCAACCGGCTGACCTTCACCGATCTGCCGAAGACCAAGGAAGCGATCCTGTGGTCGGCGATCGGCGCGCCGTATGACTTCGACATCGACGGCACGCCGGACGGCGCCATGGCCGAGCTGTGCAGCGGCAAGCCGCGCGTCTACCACGTCCTCGGCGGCGCCGATCAATACGTTTTTACAGATCAGGGCGTTTTTTATATTCCTATCAGCGAGAATGCGCCGCTGCAGACCGGCTCGGTGAAGTTTCGCCCGGTGTCCAAGGATGCGTCCGATCGGGTGCGCCCGCTCGAGACGACCGAGGGCCACGTCTACCTCAACGCCGGGCGCAACAAGCTGCTGGCGATCGTGGCCACCGGGCAGACGGCGCGGCCCTACATGATCCGCCACCTGACCGATTATCACGGCGAGCTGTTCGCGGTGCCGATGGCACTGGCGGCCTCGACCGGCGACAAGGATTATCCCGAGCGGTACATCTACGTCCTCAATACCAACGGCACGGTCTGCGTCGGCAAATACAACACCGAGCGGGACTGGATCGGCTGGGTGCCGTGGGACGGCGCCGGCACGGTGAAGTGGATATCGTCGCTCGACGCCAACGTGACGTTCTGCACGCAGTATCAATTCGGCAGCACCGAGTTTCCGGTGGTGGTCGAGAGGTTCGACCCGCTGGCGTGGCTCGACGGCGCGGTGCGGCTCAACGACATCCCGGCGGCTTTGGCCAGCGGGCAGGATCCCGAGTTCGAGCATTACCGCACGGCGGGCGTGCCGATCGGCGACATGTCGGAGAATGCCACGCGCGAGGCGGCGTTCGATTCCGTGATCCAGCAGACGGCGGACAAGTGCGCGAAGAAGACTGCGGCCGAGGGCTGGGTCGGACGGTTCACCACGGTCGGACACACGGTGAGCAAGGCGACGTTCTATCCCTCGATCGACCAGGGCTTCACCGACGCGGCGAATGTCACGCTGCAGATCTACGGCTCGAACACGCTGCCGGCCAACGCCAGCGATGGCGTGCTGATGGGCACCACCACGATCGCCGATCAGACCACCCCCGTGACCATCATCGGCACGCATCCGACGACAGCCTATCCGTATCGCTGGGTGCGCGTGTCGCAGACCGGCGGCACCTACGTCCTGCTGTCCGAGGTCGTGTTCTTCACGCAGGGCGACAAGCGCGAGTCGACGCGCGGCGCCACCGGGCCGCTGTGGTGGATGGCGACCGGCACCGTCGATGTCGCGGACCAGTGGCGCTATCTCGGCGAGCGGACGGTCGATGCCAACGGCAACCTGGTCCTGAAGCCGGACGATGTCTTCACCGGCACCTACGTCTATGTCGGCGAGAAGTGGACCGCGACATTCGAGCCGCTGTTCCCGCACGCCAACAGCGGCCAGTCGGTGCAGCAGACCCACCGCAAGCGCAAGATCCGCAAGGCGGTGCTGGCACTGAAGCATGTCGGCGGGTTCGAGTTCTGCAACCGGCGCATCTCGGGCTGGGGCCAGGGCGACAACGAAAGCCTGATGCCGGCCTGGCGCGAGGAGGCGCTGCCGTTCCGCTCGCTCGGCCGTGCGGTCGACCCGCGGCGCGTCCTGATCAAGGACATTCCTGGGCCGATGGACATCCTGGAGTTTTCTGCAGATACGACGGTGTAGCCATGCAAGCACTCCCGATGGTCGCTTCGCTCGCCAGCACCGGCATGGGGATCTTTGGCGGCCTCATGGAAGGGCAGGGCCAGCAGGCGGCTTACGCGCATCGCGCCGCGCAGGCCGAGCGGCAGCGCCAGGCCGCGCTGGTGCAGGCGGACCAGACCTCGTCATCGCTGCAGAACGAGCTGGCCGAGACGCTGGGCAACATCAACGCCATCCGCGCCTCGTCGGGGGTGATGCACGAGTCGCCGACGGGGCTGGCGATCGACGCGCGCGAGTCGAAGGAAAGCGACCGGCAGCGCCGCATCAAGGTCGGCAACATCAAGTCGCAGGCGCAGCAGCTCTGGGAGGATCAGAAGTATTACGCCTATGCCGGCGACCAGGCGATGCGCAGCAGCATGTTCGGCACGTTCGGCCGTGCGCTGTCCTCGTTGAGCGGACTCGGCGGACGGTTCGGATCAACAGGCTATTAAATGGCAGCACAGCTTCCCACGGTCCCGCGCCGTCTGGTTCTGACCGAGGCCCCGAAGACCGGCGTCACGCCGGAAGACATCGCCGGGCCATACAAGTGGCTGGGCCAGGCGCTGGGCCGGATCGGCCAGGGCGTCGAGGACATTGCCTCGCCCTTCGTCGAGCAGGAAGCGCAGAAGGCGGTGACGGTCGGCCCCGATGGCATGCCGCAAGTCACGATGATGCCGATCATCGGTGGCGGCCGCCTCGCCAAGCAGTGGAACAAGACCGCCGAGCATAACTACGACACGGCGATGACGGCGAAGATCAACGCCGACATCGGCAAGCTGCAGCAGGATTTTCAGGGTGACCCGGCGGGGTTCGACCAGGCCTTCACGACCTACAAGGCCGGCATCATGGCGAACGTCGCGCCGCATCTGCGCCAGGGCTACGACTCGTATTTCGTGCGCCTGCACACCGAGCGGCACGGCCATATGGTCAAGGAGAAGATGGCGCGCGACGAGGCCCTCGGCGAGGATGGCCGGCTCGTCGAACGACAGCGGCTCGGCAACGAGATTGAACTCGTCGGGGCGGCGGACGGCCTCGAAACCGAGGGGATGCGGAAGCGGTTTGAGGAACTCGACAAGATCTACGCCAAGACACTGGCTGATCCGCGCAACCGGATATCGCCGGAGCGGCTGAAGAACGAACGCGATGCATTCCTCAGCAGGGCAACGCGCGCCTGGCTGATCGGCAAAACCCAGCGGACTCTGGAAAGCGACGGCCCCGCGGCGGCGAGGAAAGTCTTTGAGGAAGGCATTGCGCAGCTGCGCAAGGGCATGCGCGGCGGCGCCACTGCGGTTGATCCGGCGAGGTACGAGACAAAGCTGACACCGGCCGAGGAAGAGAAGTTCAAGACCTGGAAGGAGCAGAATGCGCCGTATGACAGCGGCGAGGATTACGATCTGCGCGGCGCGTTCAAGGCGGGCACGACGGCGGACCAGTACGGCCACTGGCCCGACACGTTCAAGAAGCCCAACCACCCGACGTTCAGCACGGATTCGAAATACGCCAAGGACCGGCCAGAGCTGGCCGGCAAGTGGGAGTACGGCCCGCAGGGCGAAGAAACCTACATCCCGGCCGAGGAAGACCTCAATCAGACCGGCGTCTACGGCTTCAAGCTTCGCGACCTCAAGACACTGGAGCGGGACGGCCGGACGATTTTTCGGGAACACGACAACAAGTTCAAGGCCGAGCGGTTCGAACTGAAGAAGGAATATGACCTCCTCAAGAAGACGCGCGGTCGTGCGGGCCTGACCGAAGAGGACATCAAGGAGTACACGGACAAGGCCAATGCGATTGGCCACTGGCAGGTTTTGGAAGACCTGAAAGTAGAAAACGCTTCGCGTCTGACGCGGCCGGTCGATGCGGCGCGGCCGCTCAAGGAACGGATCCAGATCCGGCAGGGCACCGCGCCCGTCGACGGTGCCGGCACCACGCCCACTGCACCCGGCCAGCCCGCTGCTCCTGCCGCGCCTGGCACCAAGCCGACTCCAACCATGCCGCCCGCGGCACCGCCCGGCAGCGATCCGCAGACCGAGGAAGTCCTCAGGCAGGGCGGTGCCCCCGGTGGCACTCCAGCCGCGCCCGCGGCTCCCGGCACGGCACCAGCTCCAACGGCTGGCGCGGCGCCGGCTGCGGCGCCTGCTGCGGCACCCGGTGGGGTCATCACCCGCATCGAGGCCAAGGATTTCATCCCCGGCCAGACCATCGTTCCGCGCGAGTGGATCCGCGGGCCGGTGCTGACGGCGGAAAGCGGCGGGCGCTGGCACATCGGGAAGTTCAAGGGCGGCATCTATCAATTCGTCCCCAGCACCTGGATGTACATGATCGAGAAATACCGGCCGGACCTGATGCAGGGCCGCACCGAGGCGCAAGTCCTCGCGCTGCGCAACCCGCATCCCGGCTGGTCGGAAGACCAGGCGCTGGCCCTGCAAGAGTTCATGGCCTTCAAATACGCGGACAACAGCGCCGCGACCCTGTCGCGCTATGGCATCCCGATCACGCCGGCGACGATCTATGCCGCGCACTTTCTCGGGGCCGGCGGCAGCAGCAAGACCCCCGGCCTTGGTGCGGTGGCCCTCTACAATTCGCCGCCGCAGACGCCGTCGCGGACCTTCGTCAGCGCGAAGGGATACGCCGCCAACACAACGATCTTCGACGCGAACCCGACGGCGGCGCACCTGATCGCGTGGGCCGAGCGGAAGGGCGCCGGGGGCGGCGGGGCCGCCGGCCGCGGCCCAGGCGGTGGCGGTGCGGCACCCGCGGTCGGTGCGGCTGGCCTGCCGACGCGCGGCGCGGGCGGCGGCGGCTACGGCGGGCGCTTTCCCGAGGGCGTGCCGGCTGATGTTCCTGCTGGTGGTGCGGGTGGAGGTGGCGGTGAGGTCGCAGTCGAAGGCGGTGTTGCCGCACCGGTTGCTGCGCCCGGCACGACGGACCTGACGACGACGCGGCTAGGCATCCGGCGGATGCGGGACGCCGAGCTGCAATTGAAGGACGACCTCAACGGCATGATGACCAGCCTGCGGTCGTCAATCCAGGCCGAGGAGCTTCCCGATCGCTCGCGGATCGAGGGCCTGCGCGAACTGGTCAACGCGGTCGGCGATCCGAAGCAGCGCGAAGAGGCGGAACACATCATCGCCGGCGTGGAATACGGCGAGAAGTTTTCCGACGGCACGCCGGCCGAGCGGTCGCAGATGCAGGCCCAGGTCCGGCAGGACATGGCCGCTGAACGCGACAACGACCGACGCGCATTCCTCGAGAAGATGGACCGGATCTTCAAGGCGACCGACAAGGCGATCACGGACGGTTACAAGGACAACCCCTACAAGGCCGATCGCGTTTGGAACAAAGGCCCGAAGATCGAGCCGATCAATTGGGACGACCCGGCGCAGACCGCGCGTGTGACGGACGAGAAGATCGCCCGCCAGGCTGTGATCCGCCAGGACCAGGACATGGGGGCCTTCTCCATCCTCGAGCCGCATGAGGCCAACGCCTTCGCCAACTGGGCGTCGAAGGCGTCCCCTAAGCAGATCACCGCGCAGTTTCAGAACCTCGGCAAGCAGACCGATGAGATGCTCAACGCGACCATCCACAATCCGGTGATCGCGCAGACGCTGCGCAGCCTGATGTCGACGACCGATCCCGCCAAGCACCAGGCGGTAATGAGCGGACTCGACGCCCTCTATACGCGCCTGCCGGCCGAAACCATGAAGCTGCTCGGCGAGGACAACGCGCACACGCTGTCGACCTGGCGCACGACCGCGAGCTTCTACGACGAGAAGGGTTACGCCGACTGGATCAAGCAGAAGCAGAACGAGGATCCCGCGCAGACCAAGCGGCGCGAATACCTCGAGAGGAAGGGGCTGGAGGACGCCTACAAGGAAACGCCGGACAAGATCGCCGAGCAGTTCGGGGCCAGTGGTTTCCTTCCCTCCCTCGTCGAGGGGATCACCCGCAATGCGCCGCAGGTGCCGAGTGACCCGAATGTCGCGCGGGCGCTGGCGGTCGACTATGCCCACGCCTATTCGATCCAGTTCGCCGCCAACAATGGAGACGCGAAGAAGGCGAAGGAGTCGGCGATCAAGCTGCTGAAGGAAGGCAAGATCTGGATGCCTTCGCCGACGAACAACAACCAACTGATGAAGCACGCGCCGGAGAAGTATTACCCGCCGGTCGCCGGCGGGCATGGCTACATTCGCGCCGAGCTGCTCGATTTCACCGCGAAAAAGATGGGCGTTCCCCTTGGTGATTTCACTGGGGATCCGATGGGAACATCGCCGGCGGCCAACTACACCGTGGCCCTGGTGCCGGACAAGCGCACCGAGTCTGAGGCCGGGAGCTACAATCCAACCAGGGATCCTGACACTAGAAAAACGGTGCCCAACGCCGAAGGCATCCAGGAACCCAACCCGGATTATAACCACCCGCCGACTTACCTCGTCATCGTGCGGGACGACCGCACCAGCCCGCCCAAGTATGACGCCATCCGCGGGACGCGGTTCTGGGCCGATCCCACGCTGCCGAAGAAGGCCGCGGCGGAAGAGGAGAGGCTGGGAATCATCCGGGGTCAGGCGGCGGCGGCTCCGCAGCCAATGCGCGTGCCGCCACCGTTGATCGAGAATCCAATGATGCCGGGGTCCGGCCCGGTGGTGTCACCGAGCCTTGGACCGGACGCGAACATTGACGAACTGCGCGCCCAGGACCGGGGTGCGCTGTACGACGAATTTGGCAAGCCGTTCGTCGAGGCGGGCGGGCGTGTGGGCGAACGCCTCGGGCCGCCGCTGCAGCGTGCCGGCGAGGCGGCGGCTGGCGCCGTGGTGCGGGGGCTGGGCGCAGCAGGGCAATTGCTCACCTCGGGTGGGAGCCGGGCGACCGGCGGCAGGAAGAAGAAAGACTGATGCCGTTCATTGAACCCGAGGAGGACGAGGACCGGGGCCTGGGTTATGAGACGGGCCTGTTGCAGCGCCCGCCGCAATTGCAGCCGAAACGCTACGACTGGGGCGATCCCAATGCGCCGCTCGGTGCGCCGAAATATGTCCCGATCCCGACGTTCGCTGAATCCATTGGCTTGGGCTTCCAGCGCGAAAGCTGGCTGGTCGGGGCGGCCCAGAAACTGTGGCGCGAGCAGTACCCGGAAGTCGAGGGCTACACTCCTGCGGAAGACCCGCTCTACAAGGACAGCGTCTTCCAGCAATACTACGCCTCGAATTTCTACGGCTCGCGGTCACCGCAGGAAACACGCGCGATCGCGCAGCGCATCTCCGAGGAGCTTTCGCAGGACGAGTCGCTTGCAGCTGCGGGCTGGCACGGGACGGTGGCGCGGTTTGCCGGTGCCATCCTCGGGGATCCGACGATCGCGCTGCCCGGTGGCCAGATCTACCGCTCGGTGAAGGGCGGCTATTCGATCATGAAGTCGGCGGCGTCAGTCGGCGGGATGGGCGCGTTCCAGACCGGCACGGCTGAAGGCATCCTGCAGTCCACCCAGGAAACCCGCACTTGGGAGGACTCTGCGCTGTCGATCGCGAGCGGCACCTTGCTGTCGGGAATCCTCGGTATGGGCGCGGCTGCGTTGATGTCGCGCGGCCAGACCGCGATCATGGCGGCGGGCCTCGACAAGTACCGCGCCGACATCGATCTGCACGCCGGCACGATCGGGCGGAAGGAACACGCCGAGCGGTACGCGAAGGCCGATGCCATCATCGCGGCCGAGAATGCCAAGGGGGCGGGTGCGGCTGCGCAGGCCGTTCCGCCGCCCAGCAGCGTGGCGGACTACGTCGACAACTATCAGGCGGGCCGCAGCCTCGACAGTCCCGCGCATATAGCGTTTGCCACAAAGAACGCCGACGCGATCGCGGCCGAGGTTGCGCGCCGGAATGCCGCCACTGCGACCGAGCCGGTGCCGGTAGCCCCCGCTCCTGGTGCCGTTCCCGGTGCCGCCGCCGTGCCAGTCGCCCCTGGTGCGGCGGCCGTGCCCGGTG